TTCTTCAGTACAGCTTCTACAATGTCACGCGCAAACAAAGCTACATGCTCCTGAACGTGCGCTTGCAAAATACCAAAAGCTTGCGGGTTGGCCTGAATGGCAGGAGACTGAATCAACGACGCATGCACACGAATGTGGGCGCGATGATCTTGCTCCTTGAACGCCTGACTCGGCATACCCTTCAAGGCATTCGAGTTCTCCATTGCCGGATCCAAAGCCTGTGGTGGCTGCGGTGCCGGTAGAATTGCATCGATGTTTTTAACATCCAGCGCATCATACATCCGACGATAGGCTTCGTACAGGTTGTGCATCTGCGGCGCGGCCTGTGCAAGCTGCAACTGTGTCTGTGCCAGTGACAGGCGCTGCGCCATAGAAAAGATTGACGGGTCAGAGACTGGGAGAATATCTACACGCCCGTCAAAGTCCTGCGCCATAATCTGCGGGTTGATGTTCGGCCCGATCTGATAAGGATACGGCACTGGGTTATTAGCAAAGATCTCCGCCAACATACGGAACTCAGCTTTCTGAGCGTAATGCAGGCGCTTATGAATGCTTGAGATTACTTTAGATCCCTGCTCGATAAGTGCCACTGTAGTTCCCACGGGAGCTTGTGAGTTGACATCTGCGACCTTTGTGTCCGCAACCTGTGCAAATCGTCTGCCCGAATCAACGACCACCCCGAGTAGCTGACCCAGCGTTGCAGAAGGCTCCTTGTACGGGAGCGGCATAAGAGCATTGCGAATATCACCGCCGGGAACATCAAGATCGCGGAACTCACCCGGGTTAACAGGCTCATCGTCATTTCTAATACGAACGCCCCGTGCCTTAAAGCCGCCCGGTAGATTCGATAACGTGCCAGCGTCGATAAGCTGGCGGAGAATAGATGTCGCAGCACGGCTCAACCCTCCAATCATGTGCAACAAACCGAAGCCATAGAAACCAAAGCCCGGCAAAAACTTGTAGTGAACAAAGAAATCACGCTTGCGACGAAGCGGATCCTGCTCACGATAGTTCCGTACTAACGAGAGAATCTGTCCCGAATCAGCGTCCATAGTGACGATATACGGCAAGCGGATACCCGTAGGCTCACCCATCTCATCCAGATCCTCAAATCCCTCAAGGTCAAGATCAACGTGGACTTCATATATAGTATAAAGCTCGTCACTGTATCCCGGACGGAGTCCCTGAATTTCGTCAGTCTTGCTTCTAATTGTTGTGTCAGACTCGTCATCTTCTGATGGAGATAGGTCAACATCACGATATACACCTCCTACCTGTAACTTACGGATTTCATTTTCGCTCATACGAACGACATGTGTGTAACGCTCCGCTGTACGCAGATCTGATGCAGCATACGGCACAATCAAATCTTCAGCCGGAACAAACTTAGACACAGCACGTTGCCGTGTCGGATCAAAATAAACTTTCTTGAATGTAGAACCAGTGATCGGCAAATAGAACAACATCTGATCTGTGTCCTGATCAAACTCTTCCATCACCTCCGTGATCTGATAGTTCATGAAGTCCTTGACACGCTGGGCCTGATCCTCAACCTCTTTGCTCTGCTGCCCTATAATCTGCGTCTTTACAGGACCACCCGGCGGCAACATCTCTTTGTAAGCCTGCGCCTGAAACTGCGTTACAGCCTCCGACAAAAGCGGATGTGTTACACCAGAAGCACCCAGAAACGGCTCGTTGCGCTCCTGATAATTAATACCAAGCAACACCAAGCCCTTTGAAATAGACTCTTCCCAATCTTCTCTGGACGACTTGTCCTCATCAACACTATTACCAAGGTCCGAGGACAAAGAACCTAGGACCGCGTCGCTTAGAACCTCTGCCAAGTTTGCGTTGTGATCGTACTCTTCAGCTACAACCTCAACAGACTCCTCATCACCAGCCATCTCAATACCAGCCGGTAACTCTTCCATAGGTACTTGGACCTCGGTCATCTGTTCTTCTATAGTCATACCGGGGCCACCAGCACCCATTGCAGACTCAACCATCTGTGGAGGTAGTGCCATTAAAATGTTCCTTTAAAAGTTCCGCCACGGGCTTTCATAACAGCGCCGCCGTATTTCCTGCTGGTTTCTGGATAAAACTTTTCGTTGTGTTCTTTACGACGCTTCTGTTCTTCTCGTAACTTTTTCATGTTTTCTTTGTAGACAGCTACGCCTTTTTTAATTGAAATACCCATTAGAACACTCCTTTAAATCTCTGTGGACGGGCAATAGGACTGAAGCCTCTCGCAACTCCGCCCTTGGCTCTCTTTACTGGGTCCTTGGTGATACGCTCCCACTGCTTGTCGGTAAGCTGGCTAATATCACGCTGGGCAATCTCCTTGATCTCTTTCAAGGTACGCCCGTCAATAACCTCTTCCTTGTCACCAGCCACTAAAAAGTCCCCTTAAACGTACCACCACGAGCTTTCTTGTGGTACCCCCCACATGCTTTCTTGACAGCCTTCGCCTGATCCTTCTTCAACTGAGCAATCAGCTTGTCCAGATCTTTTATGTCCGCCGTTGTAATATCTATTTTCTTGGTCTGAGGTTCTTTGCTTGACATCAATAATACTCTCTTGCTTTACGAGGAGGATCATCCTCAAACTCTTCTCCACGCAGATTGATGAAACCACCCTGACGAAATCTCATCAGAGCCATTGTCATACTATCACAGAAGTCATCATGATCGCCATTAGGAAATGATGCGACCTCTTCTATAACTTCATCTGCAAATTTCTCGCCTTCAGGATACCACACTTTGCCCGATTCAAAAATAGGGGAGACCATATGCATGCGTGTTGTCTTATCCATACCGCCGCCCCCACGCTTACGACCGGGGGCAAAGGTAGCAACAGGGAGGTTCAGTAACCTCATCTCGTCTGCCAAGGGTGTACCAGAAGCTTTCGCCTCAATCAACATCAACTCCGGTTCCCAGTATTCGTACTCTTCCTGTGCAATGGCCTTTAGTTCGGGGAAGTTCCAACGACCCTTCTTGGCATCCATTAATATAAGATGTTGGTCCCCGTTTCTGTGTGGCTGGAACACGCCCCACGTTGTGATTGCAGAATAGTCAGCCGTTTCTTTTTTGCTGTAGGCAGTATCATACGACTGGATAACATAGTCTAACTCAGGGATATCTTCTTCTTCCCACACCTGCCACCACTCTCGCTTGACCATCGCGGTTGCTTCTGATGTAGGATTTTGTTGCCACTGCGCGTTCCACTTTCCTACGGATAGCGAAGCTTTTACTTTCAGTAGCTCTTCTTTTTTCCAGAATTCAGGCCATAATGGTTCCCCCGAGGGCAAAATTGCAGGGAATTCTACTACCTCCCACTGGTCAGCCATAATGTCTTTTTGCTGGGCTTGCAGTAACCTCCCGGTAATATCCTTCTTGGACCACCGGGTCTGGACAATAATGATGGTTCCCCCCGGCTGCAAACGCTGACGAGGACCAGAAGTGTACCACTCCCACGCATTATCATAAGCAGTCGAGGACAAAGCATCTTGTTCCGAGTGCGGATCGTCAATGATCAACAAGTCCGCGCCACGACCAGTCATTGCAGCGCCCACCCCGGCTGCAAAATATTCCCCGCCAGCGCTAGTCTCCCAACGACCTGCCGCTTGGCTGTCCTGTTTCAGGTCCGTATCAGGGAAGATCTCCTTATAAAGAGGATCAGCAATGAGGTCACGAACCTTTCTACCGAATCTTACAGCAAGTTCAGTATTCATTGTAGCTTGAATAATTTTTAATTTTGGGTTCCGCCCCAAAAACCAAGACGGCATGAGATAGGATGCAAATTCTGATTTAGAATGTCGGGGTGGCATATTGACAATCAGTCTTTTTAGTTCGCCCGAGGCTATGCGCTCGAGCTTTTCGGCTATGATTCTATGATGGGTCCCCTCTATGAACCCGTCATAGACGTGTTTAGCGTAGGCCATAAATTTTTCTTGCGACTGTTCTCGAGCCAACAAGCGCTTTTGTTGGTCCTCTAACAAGAAAATTTCTTTTAGTACGTCCTCGGGGACTGCATCTAGGTTCATTGTCATAGCCGAACGATAATACACGGCAATGAATTTATCAACCCAACAATACGAGGCCGGTATAACGCGCAAGCCCGCCCAAATATAGGGGGTGGGGGGTCAAGCGATCCGAAACCTGATTGCCGATCGTTGCCAGTAACCCCAAGACTGTCAAATGTTTGACATATAATAAGGTAAAATAAGTTATTTTATGGTTGATTTACCTGATCAGGTTGATAATCTGTTTCAACAGACGGGGGATAAACCACCGTCGCCAGACCCTAGGAGATTAGGATCATGACTAAAGTTCTCAAGAAGGCCGGACGGCCAATGTCTAACCCAGCGAATGCCAAGGCACGCTATCTGCTGCTCAAGGATCGCGCTGCTGCTGCAAACGCTGAGATGCGGGCGTTTCAAAAGGAATGCATTGCACAAGGCTTTCTAAGCCGCGTTGTCGAGAAGATCATTCCGGTTGCGGCTCATGACCGCAAGCAGTTCAAAGACATCTGGTCTTGCGACTAACACAACCGGCGGGGGCTTCGGCTCCCGCCACCGTCCGCCAGTGAGCGCTGGCGCTGAAGCGTCCAAAAGGACGAAACGGTAAACAATAAACTTAGGAGACTATCATGAGACCAGCATTTATTGCTCATAGAAGAACCGTCGCCAAGCGTATGACATACGTTTGGGGCATGATGATCATCGCCACCGGCACCGTTGGACTGGCGGGCTATCACTGCCTGTTTATCGATGACATGTTTGCCATCGTCACCGGCATCGGCATGATATCAATAGGCAGTGTCGGCCTGTTTTGGTCAATCCTTGGCTGTTTGTTCAACATTCAAGACATGAATAGGGGCTAGCTATGGCGATACCATACGACACCAGATCAATGCCTTTCGATGAATTCATGAAAGAGTGCGACAAGTGCTGCACTCGTAGGTTTGGATTAGGCATCGAAGACATGCCCGACGCTAACTGGCGGGACTATCACGAGGATGGCTTGTCGCCTTATTGGGCGGTCAAGACTGCCGACGAAGACTATTGGCAGATCGAAAGCGATTGGCTCTAACAACCTAGGATCGAGTGCCACGGTGCTCGATCCTTTCCCCAAATCCCTTCGGGATTTGGGGGTCAAACGCGCAGGGCGCAGCGCCCCATATATAAACGCGCAGGCCGCAGGCCGCAGGCCGCAGGCCGCAGGGGCATGTGGTATTTTAATACCGTAGAGGCAGCTTCGATCTTTTTGCTTTACCGTGCGGTAAAAAACTATATAATAGGTGATACCAAAGGGGAGGTTATCC